CATAGGAGAAAACAATCCCGCTGTTGTTAGGCTGACGGATAAAGGAAAAACTTATTTTGTTGACCAACAAAGAAAGCAGAGAATCAGCCGCAGGCAGTTCTTTCAAAGCGCTGCCATCGCGGTGATCTCTGCTGTTGTGAGTACGTTATTGACGCTTTTGGTGGCTCAAAGGAGCGAAGAGTCTGAAACTTCCAGCTCATAGGAGCAAGGGTCGAGGCTGGTAACGTATACAGATCTGTATTTGCGCGGTGCTCTTGCTTCTTTGCTGCCTAGTGTAATGGAAAGGTATCCGCCAAGACCGTCTTTGATATGGAAATGCGTATCAGGGCACAGCTCCATAAGGTCTGCAAGGGTAACGCCTTTATAAGTAACTTCTGTTTTAAGG